GTGTACCACACCTTTTTTGCCGCACGTCGGAATGCTTTCTAATGCGATATCTAATGCCTGTTTGGTGTCAGCTAAAACGTACAGGAAGCGCAAGGTGGTTGAGATAGACGGGAAGGGTCGTATAAGTGTGACGCACCAGCGACTATCGTCCTACTGGCGTCAGTCACACTTTTGGGTAGAGGATGTATTACCCAGCGGGCTACCTATTTTCGCCATCGACAAAGGCTCAGCGCCGGAGGTTGAGGCCGTAAAAGGGATGCTCGATAGATTGGACCTACAGGTGCCAATCCGCTACCTCAACAACGCTGTGCCTAGCATGATTGGGCATGCCGTTTTCGAGGCGGTGCATATAGTGTTTGTTAGTGGCCAGGTCGCATTGGAGTGGTCTGTATCGCGCTATTGCGCGAAAGATCTGCTCCTTGCGGTGCGGGGCCAAGACAGTAGCGGAGACGGAAGTAATCACGCCTTAGCTTATAAGACGTTCATGCTCGATGTTTTCGCTAGGACCGAGCAGGAATACGCATGGTTGGGCGCGTACCCTTGGTCGACACTGGAGGAGCTATTAGTTAGCGCGGAACCACTTGGCGTTACGATGCCGATAGATGACGCGAAGTGGGAGGTGTTCAGCAACGGGATGCGACGCGGTTGGCGTTGCGATCGTCGTAGTTGCTGGAACCAATTAAAGGAATGGACTGTGATTTCCCTGGAGATGAAACACCGTCATTATTTAACTATAGTGACCATGTTGCATGCTATGGGCGAGACGTGGGCGGTGAGGGATAGCCATACTAAAATGTTCTGGCGCGTATCATTGCAGTTTCTGCGTGATATGTTGGAGCGTGGTATCGGCTACGAGCGTATATTGCTCTTCCTTGCTAGTGTCTTTTCGCATAGGTACTGGCCAGTAATGGCCGAGTTCTATCTGGAAACCGGCGCACATACGCTAGATTTGGACGGTTTTTTAGCCGTTCACAAAGAAATCACAGTGGTGGTTAGCAGGACATGGATGATACCTCTGACTAACACACCTCATATAGCGAGCACGTACTGGAATAACATGGACAATAATGTCGGTTACGCCAATACGTTGCCTACATCCGATTCGGAGGAAGCTATTTTGAATATCATTCAACAAGTAACAAATGAACAGGAGTACACTTTCACCGACCCTGTCACGGGCAAGCGATCAGCGGAGGGGTATGCTAAGGCATTTCGAGCACATTGCTACTCACTGCTGGAGCCTATGTACCGTGAAGGGATGCGTAATCCTCAGCGCTGGGATGACTTTGTAGCAGCGCGTTTAGCGAACTGCGGGGGCGGAGCCGCCGGCAGTTTTGCAACTAGCTTCCTGGGTGAAGTCGAGGCTAACCCGCAGAAAAAGTTTGCAATGGGAAAGCTCGACAAGGAAGCGATAGATTTATATACTTGGGAAACTATAACGCACTTTGGTATAGGAAGTAAGCTGGACGAACGAGGACCTACGAGGCCTATCGTAGGTATCGACGCTTTTAGGGCGTTACTCGCAAGTTTTGCCTTCAGCCCTATCCATAACAAGTATCCGCACTTGGGTTGGGACATAGGAGAAAGCCCAACCCAAGAGCTAGCTAGGTATTTAGGCCTAGCAGGAATGTCTTATACTGCGGCGGGCTTTGTAGGTAACGACCGGCCAGCGCTCGCGGCATATGACTTCCAAA